ACCTTCCGCCAGAACGCTACGTTTGTTTAATGATGCCGTGTGGCTGCCTTATAACGCTCTGAGTCCTTATGAGACTGTTGCCGAGCGACAAATCTCGGCTGTCAGAAGGCTGATCCCAATCTTGAGTTCGAACTTGTTTTTGCGCCATCCTGTTGATATGGTAGAGGCCAGCCTTGGCGGGCGGCAAAACACTACTGGCGCGCGGGCGCTGCGGGCTATGACGGAGTAAGGAAAAATGGCGGTTTCTTCGGAAGTTGCTCGGGTTGTGCACACCGCTAACGGTGTGGCGACTTTCTTTTCCTTTTCTCCTATCGATGGCGTGACTTCTGCTAACTTGAAGGTTTATTTGTTTAATCCGGCCACCGGCGTTCTTTCTTTGCAAACGCTTGGAACAGATTATACTTTTGGCGGCGGCGGTGTTGTTTTTGCTAGCCCGCCGCCAAGCGGCAGGCGAGTCATTTTGTTCCGGCAGGTTGATCTTCTTCAGCCGGATGTTTACAAGACGAACACTCCGTTTCCTGCTGTGGTTACCGAAAATCGATTTGACGAAATCGTAAAAGGTATGCAGCAGATAAATGACGTTGTGCAAAATCGTGCTCTTGTTCTGCCTATTGGTGACGCTGGTTTTTCTGCCAATACACTGCCAGCAGTAGAAAACCGTAAGGGTCGTGTTTTGTATTTTAATGATGCAACGGGCGACCCTGAAGCTAAAGCTCTGGCAAACACTATTGTTACGGCGCAGCCTTGGGCCATTTCTTTTTTGACGCAGTCTTCCGCTTCCGCAGGACTTTCGAATATCGGCGCGGTTGCCAAAGCAGGCGATACGATGACCGGGCCGCTCACGCTGTCCGGAGCGCCAACCGCAGCAAACCACGCGGCGACAAAGTCGTATGTTGACACGGCGGATAGCGCCAAAGTAAACAAATCTGGCGATACGATGACGGGTTTTCTGACGCTGCATGCTGATCCGATGTCGCCAATGCATGCTGCGACAAAGCAATATGTGGACAACGTTTCGCTTCCTTCAAACTTTGTGTTGAAGACCGGCGACACCATGACGGGCGACCTGACCATCTCAAAGTCCGTGCCCGTGCTGCAACTCAACTCTCCGACCGTCACCACCAGAGGCTTGCAGTTCCGCACTAACGGCGTGGCGCGGTGGGAAATCTTCGCGTGGAACGACGCGGAGTCGGGCGGAAATGCTGGCTCGACGTTCTATCTGCGCCGGTTTGACGACGCGGGCACGCTGCTGGGCAATATCTTCTCGGTGGATCGCGCGACTGGGCGCTGGACCTTCCTCGGCGGCGTCCTGCCGCGCGTTCAAACCGTCGACCCGACCGACAACAACGACCTGGTGCGCAAGGCTTACGCCGACCGCATGGCCCCGGTGGGGGCGGTGATGGCCTTCGCGCGGTCAACTGTGCCGACGGGGTGGCTCAAATGCAACGGCGCAGCGGTCTCGCGCACCACCTACGCCGACCTGTTCGCCGCCATCGGCACGACCTACGGCGCGGGCGACGGTTCCACAACGTTCAATCTGCCCGACCTGCGCGGTGAGTTCATTCGCGGCCATGACGACGGGCGCGGCGTGGATGCGGGGCGCGGCTTCGGCACGGCGCAGGCGGACGCCTTCCAGGGGCACTATCATGGGCCGCTGTCCCCGATGACTCTGTTTGTGGGAGAAAGTAGCGCAGGTAATACTAGCCCTGCGGCGGGGTTAGGCGCAGCAAACAGCGTATCAACTGCCACGACAGGCAATCCTGTCACCAACGGAACTCATGACACTCCACGCACGGCGGCCGAGACCCGGCCGCGCAACGTGGCGCTGATGTATTGCATCAAGTTCTGAGGAGCCGCGCGCATGAGCACCAAGATCGTCTACCAGACCGCGCCGGACGGTCGCTATGTCGGCCCGACGGAGGCCGACGAAAGCCCTCTGGAACCCGGCGTGTGGCTGATTCCCGCCGGTGCGGTCGAGACCCCGCCGCCCGAAGCGCCGGAGGGGCACTTCGCGCGCTGGTCCGGCAAAGTGTGGGAGGTGGTGCCCGTGCCCGCGCCGCCTGAACCTGAGGAAAGCAAACAGCCGCCCGCAAAACGCGCGCCGCCCGCCGTCACGCGACGGCAACTGCGCCTTTGGCTGGTGCGCCACGGCATCCCGCTTTCGGCTGTCGAGGCGGCAATCGACGAACTGCCTGAACCGCAGCGCACCGAAGCCCGCATTGAATGGGAGGATGCTAGCATTTACGAGCAGAGTCATCCGTTGCTTACTGCGCTTGCGGGCAAGGTGCTTAACCTATCTGGCGATGAGCTAGAGCAAACGCTGACAAAAGCTTTTTCTGAAGCAGCAACATATTGACCGCAAAAAAAAACAGGACCGCGCATATGGACCAGGAAAAGCAGATAGCGTTGCTTGTGGATATCCACGCTCGCGTCAAGTCTATTGAAGACCGACTTGCCCCGGCTATGGATGACCACGAAAAGCGCCTGCGTGTTTTGGAGGGCACGCGCCACTATTTCTTGGGCGTGGCCGCTGCGGTGGCGGCAGCGGTTTCTGCGTTTGCATCCTTCCTGAAAAATCTGCTATCGGGCACCTGACCCAATCTGACCAGAGGGTGTCCGACTGTGCCGCTAGCAAACCTGACGTTTGATGCCGACCAATCTGCCTTCCGTCTCACTCTAAGCCCAGAAGCCGCTAAGCGGTCAGACCTGCCGAGTCTGGCGCGCTGTTGGCTGCCGGTGCAGCGAGGCGGGCTGGAATGGATCACGGTTGCCTCACACGGGAAACCTGGGTATTTGCCATTTGCTGCGCTTCCGTGGGCGGAATACGCCGATGAGAGCGCCAGTCTGCGGCTTGAGCCGCTTCTCGCGGAGTATCGCGCATCTTTTGCGCTGGAAGACCCCGGCGATCCGCTTTGGCTACCAGACGGCGAGACACTGATGCCATTCCAAGCGGCCGGAGTGCGCTATGCGCTGCGTCGTCAACACGCCCTGATTGCCGATCCAATGGGTCTTGGGAAGACCGTCCAGGCGCTGGCGGTATGCAATGCGACCGAAGCGCGGCGTATTCTAGTGGTCTGCCCAGCGGCAATCACGCGCCAATGGCGGGATGCCGCCATGCGGTGGCTTCGGCCGCTGCGTTCGTGTGTTACGCACGGCGTAACAATCGTCAGTGGCGCGCATATTCATCCCACGGCACGAACTGTGGTGGTATCTTATGATCGCGCCAAGCAGCCTGCGATTAGCTCGGCGCTTGGGGCGTCTGAATGGGACGCGGTGATCCTGGATGAAGCCCACTATCTCCGCAACCATTCTTCCGCGCGGTCCAAGCACATTCTCGGGTCGTGGGCGGCTGGAAGGCACTCTGGCATTCTTGGCCGCGCTCGCCGCGTGATCGCTCTGACTGGCACACCGCTTCCCAATCGGCCTCTGGAAATCTACGGATTGGCTCGCGCGCTTGACTGGGAAAGTATCGACTTCATGTCGTTTGATGCATTTAAGGAAGCTTTCAACAAATACGAAATAGTGCAGGTCACAAAGCAAGACGGCTCGATTGCTTTCGTTCGGTCGGAAAGCGTGTCGCGATTGGAAGAGCTTCAAGCGCGGCTGCGCTGTGGGTTCATGGTCAGGCGCGACAAATCTGCCGCCGCACCGCAGATGCCAGCAAAAATCTATGATGTGCTAGATGTTGCCAACCGGCAGCTTGAGGTCCTAGTCCAGCGGGAACGTCTGTTGGATATCGATGTTGATCATTTGGACACGCTAACATTCGAACAGCAAGCTGCTATTGCTTCCATCCGGCGCGAGATGGGCCTTGAGATGGCCGTGGCCGCGCGGGAAGTCATAGAGGACATGATCGAATCCGACGGCAAGATCGTGGTTTTTTGCTGGCATCTTGATGTTGTGACGAAGCTGGTAGAGCTGTTCGCGCACCACAAGCCGCAGACCGTTACTGGCCAGCATAGCGCGTCGCAACGCGAGGCGGCGGTCAAGGCTTTCGTGGAAGACCCGGAATGCCGACTGTTCATCGGGAACATCCAGGCCGCCGGGACCGGGATTGACGGCTTGCAGCGCGCCGCGTCTTCGCTTGTGATCCTAGAACCGTCTTGGGTCCCCGCCGAGAATGAACAGGCGATTGACCGCTTGCACCGGGTCGGGCAGGCGAACCCGGTGCTGGCCCGGTTCCTAGTCGCCGAAGGGAGCATCAGCGCCCGCATCATCCGCCGCGCCGTGGAAAAAGCGCGGGTGGCACATTGCGCACTTGACAGCGCCGGGTTCATTCGATAGAACCAACGCGCGGGCGGAAAGGAGGCCCGAAGCATGAGCGAACCCACGATGACGTTCCGCGCCAGCGTTACGCGGCGTTACAATCTCGGGGACTACCAGCATGTGGAAGGGACGGCAGAAGTTGCCGGTCCCGTTCCGGCGGGGCGGACCCCCGAGGAAGCCATTGCCGAGGCGCAGGCGATGCTTGTGCGGAGGCTGGCAAAAGATGTTCTGATGAGCCGACCTGTTCCTGCGGCAGAAGCCCCGCCCTCAACCCAGGCTGCCGCCGCCTCGGCGGCACCACCGGCAGCCCCGGCCCCCGCGCCTTCGGTTACTCCTGCCGCCCCGGCGGCCGATTTGCGGGTTAGGCTTAAGGCTGCGCTGGTTGCCAATCCGCAGTTGATTCCTGTTATGCAATCGTTCCTTCATGAGCGAGGTGCGCGCGGGTTGCAAAGCGCGCCGGAATCGTTGCTGCCTGAACTCGCTCGTGTGATGGGAGTTGAAGTGTCGTGACAAATCAGGCGCATGCTGTTTACAGCCCAAGCGCCGCGCGGCGGTGGCTTTCTTGCCCGGCTTCCATCCGGCTGACGGAAGAGGCAAAGCAGCGCGGGCTTGAAAATGAAAACACATCGCCTTACGCGCTTTCCGGGACCGCAGCTATGGCGGTTCTGGAAGAGATGCTCCGGCATCCGGGGGCAACGTATGAAACAGCGTTTGCCGCCGCTCGCTCGCAGCGTGGAGACGCCGCCGAAGGTTTTGACCTGATCGCTAATGATGACAGCCGCCGTGCGATTTGTGTCGCGGCGGAACATCTGCGCAACTTGGTCGAGCAGGCTACAGATTGGGGAGTTGAGACAAAAGTTTTCATTTCTGAAGAGCCTAGTATCTGGGGGACAGCTGATTTTTGGGCGCTTACGGATGACGGCAAGACACTCTGCGTTGTAGATTACAAGCACGGCGCTGGTTATTTGGTTAGGGCCGAGGGAAACCAGCAACTTCTGCTCTACGCCGCTGGATTGATTCGTGATCGCCTGCACAACTACCCAATCAGCACAGTTCGGCTTGCCATTTGCCAGCCGCGCCACCCCGCCTCTACTATAGACGGATGGGACGAAGTGGTAGAGGATGCTTCTTTTGTCGGTGCTTTTCTGCAGGAAGTTATCAATAGGCTGAAGCGAGCTGATGATGAACCGCCAGTGACGGGCGACCATTGCCAATACTGCCCGGCTTTGCTTGTTTGTCCCGCCCGCCGCGCAGAGTTTGAGGAGATTGTAGAAATGATCGAGACATCTTCACCTGAGCAGGCCGACGCTGAAATGATCGCGCGAGCTGTGCGTCTGAAGAAGAGAGTTACAGACTGGATTGCGGCGGCCGAGCGAATCGGTCTCCGCATGGTCCAATCTGGGGCGGAAGTTCCCGGGCTGCGTGCAAAGAGCCGCGCGGGGGCGCTCGCTTGGACGGCGAGCGACGAAGAAGTCGTCGCAGCGCTTTCCGGCCTTGTTCCTAAAAACGAAATCACTTCTGTTACCATCTTGACGCCAACACAGATTATCGATAGATTCGGAAATGTGCCAGGAGTGGTGGAGGCCGTTATAAAGCTGTCGCAGCGTAAGCCTTCTTATCTCTACCTGACCGCTGATAACTGATAGCAAGCGAGGAGCAAAGTATCATGAGCGACCACAAGAACACTGCTATTCCGACGCCGCATGGCGTGATTATCTACGAGCATCTTTGGGAGCCGGACCAGCCCCGCACCCTCAAGGATGGCCGGGTTGTCGGGGATAACAAGTATGGGGTTCAGTTTGCGGTGGACCCCGACACTGACGAGTTTGAGAAGTTTACCGCTGCGTTTGCGCATATTGCGGGCGTCGACGCGCGCGTTATGGCCAAGCTGATTACCGAGTCTTTTCCGGCTGTCGGCGACCGCTACCAGGGGATTGACCCGACGTATCTTGTTTTTAAGGCGAAGACCAAGTTCCAGCCGCCCATCTTTGACCGTAAGGGCAAGCCTGTTGCCCCCGGCGGGGCGTATTCAGGCAGCGTCATTCGCGCGCTGGTGCGGCCGTTCATTTACGATTCTGCGCTGGCTCGGAAGAAGATGCTGTCCATGCGGCTTCAGGCGGTGCTTGTCGTGGACCCTGGCACTCCGGCTGTGTTCAGGTCGGCCAATGCGAAGGCGCTGTTTGGCGACCTGATTCAGGATGATGAAACGGTTCCTTTCTGACAACATGAGGGCCGGGGGTCTACCCCGGCCTTTCCTTCATCCGGAGCAAAAAAGTGGCACCTTCATCTGAGGTTGTCATTGATTTCGAAACTGTTTCAAAAGCAGACCTTTCGAAAACTGGTGCATTCGCTTACGCGCAGGACGAAACCACGCGGATTCTGTGCATGGCGTGGTGTGTTGCAGATGGCACAGCAAGCGGCGTGTGGCGTCCGGGGGAGCCTTTTCCGGATGTTGTTGAGACGGCCGCGCGCGTAGGACAACTTGTGGCGCATAACGCAGCCTTTGAGTTTGCCGTTTGGCAATATGTGCTGCGGCGAGACTTGCCCCATTTGCCAGCCTTGAAGCCGGGTGATATTTCATGCACGATGGCACGGGCGGCCCATGCGGGCTATCCGCTGGCGCTGGCTGATGCGGCGGAAGCTGTTGGGCTTGATGCACAAAAAGACACGGCTGGCAAGCGGCTTATCAGGTTCGCGCAGCAGCTTTACGAAAAAACTGGTTCGGCTGAGCCGCCGCCGGGAATGCTGGCTTACGCACTTCAAGACGCGAAAGCGGAATCCGAGCTGCACAGAAAACTACCGCCACTGCCAGAGCGAGAGCGACGCATTTACCGCCTGGATGCCGCAATCAACGCCCGGGGCATCGGTCTCGACGTGGCGTCGGCCAAAGCCATCAAGCAAATGGTGGAAGCCGAAATCGCTGAAGCTCGCGCCTCGCTGTCGCAGTTGACAAATGGCGCTGTCAATAGCGTGAGTGAAGTCGCCAAGATGCTTGCGTGGCTGCGCAGCAACGGGTTGCCGAACATGCCAGACCTGCGGGCCGAGACGGTGGCAAAGACGCTGAAATCCCCGCCAAAGACGGCGAACGAAGCGGCGCTCCGGGTGTTGGAGTTGCGCGCCGACGCGGCGGGATCGGCGGTCAAGAAGATCGATGCCATGCTGGCGTGCGTCAGCCCGGATGGTCGTATGAGGGGGTTGCTACAATATTACGGTGCGGTGGCCACTGGCCGTTGGGCTGGGCGGCTGGTGCAGCCGCAAAATCTGCCGCGACCGGAGTTTGATGTTGATCCGGAAGATTTCCAGCGGCTTCCGCGTGAGGCAATCGAGACCGTCTATGGCGGCGATTTGCTTGGCGTGGCGAAGTCGGCGCTGCGACGGCTGCTTTGGGCCTCCCCTGGCAGCGTGTTGGTTCGGGCGGACCTAAGCGCGATTGAAGCACGTTTGGTGTTTTGGCTTGCTGGCGAAGAGAAAGCGCTGAATCTCTACCGGAACAAAGCTGACATATATTGCGAAATGGCGAGCCGGGTGTTCGGTAGACCAATCACCAAAGCCGACAAGGACGAGCGCTTCGTCGGAAAAGTCCTGGTGCTGGGGTGCGGCTACGGCATGGGTGCTCGCAAGTTGCAGGGGACTATTGAAGCCCTTGGTGGCCGCGCTCCGGATGACCTTGCGGCGCAGCGCTACATCGAATCTTACCGCGACGCATGGCCGCGCGTAGTAGCAGCGTGGCGAGAGTTGGAGCAAGCGGCGGTGCGCGCCTATAGCTCTATGGGGCGAACTGTGGAAGCCTTGGCTGGGCGGGTGGCGTTCCGGTGCGACGGGGCTTCCACGATGCGGGTCAGGCTGCCGAGCGGCCGTGTGCTGAGTTGGCATGGGGTGGAATGGAACCACGAAGAGCAAATCCTAGTTTCCGGCCGGGCGGTTGCTAGCGGCGCGGAACGGGGAGCCTTTCAGCGGCTCTACGGCGGGGCGCTTCTTGAGCGCATTACGCAGGCTACGGCGCGGGACGTTATGGCCAGTGCCATGCTTGCGGCCGAAGCAAACGGCTTGCCAATCGTGCTGACGGTGCATGACGAAATCGTATGCGAGGTCCCAGAAAAACGCGGGTCTGAGGCTGCTAACGTTTTGCTAGGGCTAATGCGAACTCCGCCCGCTTGGGCTGGCGGGCTACCTTTAGACGCTGAAGCGGAATGCGAAAGGAGATACGGCAAATGAACCATGATGATTGTCTTTTTGTTGGGGTCGACCCCGGCAAAACAGGAGCCATTGCGGTCGTAAATCAAATCGGCGAACCCAAATGGGTTGATGACATCCCGCGTTTGGGCGGCGAGGTGGATGTCAAAGGGTTTGTCGAAATGTTTCGCGGAAAGCGGTATCTTATCGCTTGCGCTGCTATTGAACGCACGCAGGCCATGCCGCAAACTCCTCGCAGCGTTTGTCATTCTCTAGGCATGAGCGAAGGCATGGCGCTTGCTGGGTTGCTTATGCTTCCAGATGTTCGCATTGTCCGCCCTAGGCCGAATGAATGGAAGAAACTCATGAAGGTTCCGGCGGATAAAGCGAAAGCCAAAGAGATGGCCGAAATGATGTTTCCGGCCATGAAGCATAGGCTTTCGCGGGCGAGCGATCATAATCGCGCGGAGGCGCTGCTTCTGGCCGACTACGCGCGGCGCATGTGGGATAAGATTGTCAATGGAATCTAAACTGCGGGCGCGCATTCAGCTGTTGGAACGCGCACTGAAACGCGCGGAACAGGCGCAGACTACCCAAGCCGAAATACGGCAGAAAATCTTTGGGCTGGCCGCCGCGCCTCCTCGTATGATCGCGGCCATCAAGCCAAAGACAACTGGCCCGGATGATGGCGCGCCGGGCGTGCCGGTGCTGATGCTAAGCGATTGGCACATCGGCGAAACTGTGCATCCTAGCAGCGCGGGGGGCAACCGCTACAACTCGCAAGTTGCATTCACACGCGCAAGCAATCTGATTGTCAACGCCATTCACGTGATCAACTTGCAATGGAAGGCTCTCGGAGATCGCGGGAAGCCAAAGCATATTGTGGTGCCTCTTCTTGGAGATTTCGTCTCTGGCGAGATTCATGAAGAACTGGCGCGGACGAATGATGTTGACCCGCTCCCGAGCGTCTTAGCGGCGCGAGATATCCTTCTGTGCGTGATACGCAGTTTGGCCGATCAATACGGTCGGGTCATTTGCCCGTGTGTCAGCGGCAATCACGGGAGGACGGATCGAAAGCCGACGGCCAAGCATATGCTTTGGCGCAACTTGGATTGGCTGATCTATACCCTGCTTGAGCGCGATCTAGCCGGCGACAAGCGTGTGACCGTCTTTACACCGGGTGACAATATGGCATTTTTCGGCGTGCATAACGTCAGGTTTTTGGCGATGCACGGGCACGACTTGGGGGTGAAGGGCGGCGATGGAATCATTGGCAGCGTCGGCCCAATCATGCGCGGGCGGGCAAAGATGGCTGCCTTCTGCGAGGCCCGCCGGACGCCATTCGATATGCTCTTGCTTGGGCACTGGCATCAGCATATGATGCTGCCTGGGGTGGTAGTGAACGGCACTCTCAAAGGGCCGGATGAATATACCTTGGGCGTGCTGCGCGCGAGACCAGAACCGGCGGGGCAAGCGCTGTTCTTTGTCCACCCGCGCTACGGTGTCACATCGCATTGGCTGATCCGGGTGGAAGACAAAACCGCTAGGGGGTCAGGGTAAAAATGAGCGAAACTGAGCATAAAAATGAAAAGATGCGCCGCAAGCGCGGAGGTATTCCGTGGTCGCGAGGCGGAAAGTTTGCTTATGCCGCGCAGCAAGAGCCTTTGTCGGATGATGAGATCAAACGGCGGTATCCACGCTACATGCAGGTCTCGGCGGCGGCAAAGGCGCTGAGCGTCAGCTATGATTCCATCTACACCGCTTGGCGCGATTGGCTTGGGCTGCCTTTTTACACGATTACGCGGCAAACAAAAAACAGGGACCGATTTGTTCAAGCGGTTGATATCTGGATGCTGCTTGAGTTTCGGAAATATAACCGCCTGATGCCGACCAATCGTCGTGTCTATCGCAGCCGCTGGGCCGCCGCGCAAGAGCCGACACCACACGAAATAGGCCGCATGATCGTGGAAGAATGGGCCGCTAAGGCTGCTGCCAGAGCCTCTGTGGAGAAGGATGCCGACGAATGACAGAGGTTTCCGCGACTTCACTAGCGTCTAAGTTTTCGCCGCAGAATCTCGCGGCGAGATTTGTCGCGAAGTTTGGATGGCCGGTGTTTCCGACGCGAGGAAAGGCACCGGCTGTGCGCGGGGTGTCGTGGCGTGAATATGCCGCTCGCACCCCAGCGGAAGTCGCGGCGCAGGAGGGCTGGCTTTATGCCGATGGCTACGGCGTTGTCATCCCGCCGCATGCCATGGTTGTGGATTTGGACACGGATGACAACGGCAGTTTAGATACGGCGCTGCGCGTTGTGGCGGGCTTCCCTGCGTTGCTGGCTGACAGCGCCAATACCCTTCGGGTTCAGACGCCAAGCGGCGGGCAGCATTGGTATTTCAATCTCGCCGATCTGACATTCGAACCGCAAAACGGTCGCCCGTTTGGAGCGGCCGTGCCTGTAGATATCAAGGCCTTCGGCGGTTACGTTATCGGTCCTGGTTCGCAAAGCGGTAAATACAAAGCAATCTCCAAGCCCAAAGAGATAGGCTCAACGTTTTTTCCCTGGGCCGCCGGAGTCCTGACTGTCCACTGACCGAGCCGGTTATTGGCGGGACGGTGGATACCCCGGCGGCCGACTACCTATACAGCGTAGTTTTAGCGCCGTATGAACATAACGCGCCACAGGGCGAGGACACGCTGAGGTTTACCCTTGCGTGCAAACTTCGCGACTTGGGTGCGGATGAGACAACCGCGCTGAACCTGATGCGGTTGTGGAACCTGAGTTGCGACTATCCGCGCGAAGACGCTGAACTGACAAAAGCGGTTCAGAATGCCTACCGCTACGGGAAAAACCCGCCTGGGTCTGGCGGGAAGTGGGAGCAGCCGCCCCCGCCGCCAGAGGCTGCGTTTGAGGCTTTGACGCAGGCTGAAAACGAAAACCCAGCGCCGCCACCCAAGCCGCGCGCCGGGCTGCGGCTGAAGCGCGCGGGGGAGTTGATGGACGCCCCGCCGCCCGAGTGGCTTATCAAGGATTGGCTGCCCGCGCGTGGGCTGGCTGCGATCTACGGCCCTCCCAAGAGCGGCAAGACTTTTGCCGCGCTTGACCTCGCGCACGCTATTGCCACCGGGCGAGAGCATTGGTTCGGGGGCAACGGGCTGGAACTGAACGCCCAGTTTAGGAACCGGCCGGTGTTGTTGTTGGCGCTGGAAGCGCCCGAGACCTTGGGCCCCAGGCTGCACGCGCTGGCCGTCCGCTATGAGGGAACGGAGACCGCTACGCGCGAAAAGATCATGTGGCTCGGTCGGGAAGCGGCTGGCTTCAACACACTCACGAAAGACTTGCCTCTTCTGTTGCAGCAAGAGAACATCAAACCGGCCGCAGTGATCGTGGACACCTACGCGCGGCTAATGGTGATGAATGGCGCTGAGGAAAACAACACGCTTGACCAAGGCCGCGCGGCTGAGGTGTTGGAGCGGCTCGGGGAGATCATTGGCTGCACTGTGATCGTTGTGGCCCACACCGGCAAAGACGCTGAGCGCGGCATCAGGGGAAGCAATGCACTGCTTGCAGCCGCAAGCGCAGCCATTGAAGTTTCGCCCGACCCTGACCGCCGGGGCGTCAGCATTATGCGCGTGACGGAACAGCGCAGCGGCCCGAGCGGGCAGAAGCTTGCCATCGGTTGCGGATGCCCGGTTGCAATCGACGCGGACGGCGAAATCCTGGTGCCAGTGTGGGAGGCTTTGGCGGCCGAGACCACGAATGAAGCCTCCGCGCCATCGGCAACAGTCGAGGCGGTGCGTGAAGCGGTGCAACAGGTGGCAACCAGCGCGATGCGCAGCGCAAGCGCACCCGAGATATCCCTTGCCTCGCTACATCAAATGGTGATATCGTGCCTGCCAGCGACAACCAAGACCCCGCCGAAACGAGCGGATATCTTGCGCGCGCTGCGGCTTCTGTTGGGCAGGTGGCCGCCTGGGGCGGTGACATTCACGGCGGACACGCAACGCATCTTTTTGCAACCCGAGATGATCATTACAGGCGACCATGACGAAAAAGAATGAGCAGCCCCGCCCGACGCCGCCAGAGCGCTCGCTTGAAGACGTGCCCCCTGAGATGCGGGAGGCTATCCGCGCGCGGCTGACGCGCGCGGCTGACCCGCAAGCCGGTGCCTTCCGGGGGCCGTTGGTGGTAGGCGCGGGGGAAGTGGTGGCCGCCACAACCGGTCTCCCGACCACCAGCGCCGAAATGGCCGAAATCAAGCGCCACGCGCGTTATGATTCCATTCGCGCCTACCGCCGCGCGGTGGACAAACTGATTCATTGGGCGCTGGTCGGCAAGATTGCCCCTCGGGCCGCACTCGACATCGCGCAGACCGTCAAGATCGGCGCGGAAATGCTGATGAGCGAGCACGTCTTGCACGCAGGCGGCCGGGTTGACCAAGCCCCGCCGCATGTGGATGGAATCGACGGCGGAGCGGAACTGCCGATTGCCGCGCCAAGGCCTGACCCGGAGGTTAAGATTGAACGGCGCGTCGGGGTCGCGCCCAATGGCGCGCCGGTGGACGAGACTAGCATTTCGCTGCGCGGCGAAAACGCCGAGCTTGCCGCCGCCCGACCTGACATCATCGGCCCCGCGCTGGCCGAACTCCTCCGCCGCCGACTTATGGATGCGGACGAAGAAACCCGAGAGCGGATTGCGCAAGCCCTTGGGATGCGCGGCGAAGACATCAATACGCTTTTGAACGGATAACAGCAAGAAGGGGCAAAACTGTGCCACTCATTGCTTTGACAGGCGAAAACGGCGCGGGCAAGACAAGCCTCGCGCACATTCTCACGACGCAATGCAGGCCGCGTTATGTGCGGCTTGGGTTTGCCGATCCTATTCGGGCGGCCGTAGCCGCCGCGCTGGGGGAGCCGGTGGATCGGCTGTTCACCCACCCTACCAAGGACATGCCGCACCCCCGCGCCCCCGGCGGCACCAGCCCCCGTGATCTGGCGATCTGCTGGGGCGACGCTGCGCGCGCGAACTTTGGTAACAAATGCTGGGTTGTCTCGCTGGCCGCGCGGGCTGCGCTGTGCGGTCCACGGGTTGTGATTGATGACCTGCGGTTTCGCGTTGAACTGGATTGGGTTCGGGAGAACCGGGGTTTCGTCGTCTCGATTGGCGATCCGCCGTGGGGCATTTCGCTCGACGAAATCGCCCTGGTTGTCTCCCGCTGCCCGACTGCAGACGCGGGGCAGGACGCCCGGCAAATCTGGCTTGCGGAGACGGCGCGGCAGGTTCTGGGCTTGGCGCACGCCTTTCCGCCGCCACCGTGGTGGAGCCGGAGGGGCTGACGCGCCATGAGGATCAAAAACGCATCCCCTGACTTCAACCAAGCGGCCGTGTATTCACGCCGCCGAAGGCTGACGGATGAATACATAGAGCCGCTTCGCCGCTACTTGAGCATCACACAAGAAAGACTCGGCCCCATGATCGGTTTGAACAAATCGCACTATAGCTCATGCTGCATCAGCAAGGGCAGTATCTGTCCTCTTGATATCCTTCTGCTTTACGCCACGAAACTTGAGCAGATCGCAAAGCAACGTGGCGTGAAGATTCCCTATCAACGGCCTGACATCTGGAAGGAGTGAAACCAATGCTGCTGTTCTATCTGAAAATCATGCTGGAGTTTTTGGTTTTCTGCATTTCCATGCTCGGCATCATGGCGTTCATGTTTTTTGTTTTGGGCTGACGGAGGAGGGCCGCAGAGTGAAACCAGACACAAGCCGCGAGGCGGTGGAACGGCTGATTGCCAATATTTCTGACAAAACAGAGGCCGGGGGGTTTCTGCATTGGCGCGCGTCAAGCATTGCTACTTTGCGTGCCCTTCTGGCCGAGCGCGATGCGGCACGAGCGGAGTTGGCGGACGTTCTGGCCGAAAACGACGCTTTGCGATTCTTCTTGAAAAACGCGCTCGCCGACATCGCAGCCGCCCGCCGCACGCACGAGGGACATTGACACCATGAGCGACACCACCGAGACCACGCCGCGCCTTCGCGAAGCGCTTGTTGCCTTGGCGAAGGCCGCAAGGGATTACGAGATTGCTTCTGACCCGGAGAGACTCGCGGCGCTGCAAGCGCTAGAGCGCGCCGAGATCATCCTGCCCGCATGCATCCTCGCGCCTGCCTTCCTGCCCGGCGTGGATTACTACATGATGCGCGATGCCGCACGGTATGCCGTGGAATACGCGCGGCACTACCGCAGGCTGCGCGCAGCGCAAGCCGCGCTGGAAGAGATCGAAACCAACGGCCAGCTTCTCATTTTAGAGTCTGCTTATGCTGGCTGGCACCCCAAGGAAGCATTCGACGCGCTTGAAGAAGCGCGGCAACAGCGGCTTGCTTTCAGCCGAGAGTAAACAGCGCCCGCCGCGCATTTCGTCGCGGCGGGCTCGGCGGGTTCCAGATTTGGCCCCAGGCCTTGGGGTCACGGCCTTTGGGGTCATGGCCCTTGGGGTCACTGGCGGAAGCGCGGCTACCGCCAATCCCTCTCTAATCAGCGCGCGCAAAAAGCCGCCGCTCGGAGATATAGCACCGAGCGGCAGCACTGTTAGTCAAGACAGTGCCCGCCATGCCTTCTTGTCGCGCGGGCAAACTTGAGTCACTCGCGCTCCGATCTCGGCGGCGGCTGCCAAGGCATCCGCTTCTGTTGACCATATCCGTTGTTTAAATGTAAACCCGCGCCGGGCCGCGATATCGCGCGCCAAGCCTGGGCCGCTCATAGCAGCCGCGCGGAACAGATAATCCCGCGCCTCGCCGGGCGGCGCATCAGTTTCATAGGCGAGGCAGGCCGGGACAGAACCCAAGAAACACCACACCCCCTCTTTTCGCTCTTCCAGAACGAGTGTAGTCACCATCTCTGCGGCTCCTATTACTCGCCCCGCGCCCCATGCGCTGGGCTTACGAAAGACAAGATAAAGCGCTGCGTCGCGTGTGTCATCCGCGAAAAATGCATGGCAGCCATGCATTTCTTGCGTAGCACGCTTGGCCACGATTGGTGTATCTAGAGCCTTGGAAGCCCGGCGCATTGGGCGCAGGGTAAGATAGAGGAGCAAAAGCAATGCGGCGTTTTGTTATCAAGACCAAGTATCTTGGTGCTTCTAATGTTTACGGCGCGCGCATCCGCGTTAGCCTGCCTGGATACAAGCCCGTTACGACGGGTTATGATTATGAGAAAGATTTTAAGGAAAACTGCCGCGCGGCCGCGCGGATTTTTTTGATTAAAAACAACGTTAACTGGGTTCTTGACAACGATCCGGTTGACGACGGCATGAGTAGTCATTTTTTCTGGGTTGCGTCTGAAACTGCCGCCTAAAACAACACAAGACAAGCGGAATCGCAGCATTCGCGCCAAGCGATAAATCGCAGCCGCGACCGCCGCCGCCGCAACCGCCGCCGCCGCAACCGCCGCCGCCGCAACCGCCGCCGCGCAGTTTGCGGCGGCTGGATTGGAGGGTTGCTTTCGGGATCATGGCCATTGAGGTAACGGCCCTTGGGGTCACGGTTGCGCCAAAACGATGTTACGTTATAACATCGCATTTTTAAGCATTTGCTAATATAACTATATGCTAAAGAATGTTATGTTATAACATCGCATTCTTAAGCATTTGCTAACATAACTATATGCTAAAGAATATTATGTTATAACATTCTTTAGCTCGAAAATAACG